AATTTTTTAAAAAAACACCTCAATGAATGCTATTACTATTTACTCCTTTTTCTCTGCCTCATAGTATTTAAATATGAATTTTTCCAATATCTCTTTCTCTGTTTCAGTGTCTACCCAGGCTATAGCATCCCATAACATTATCACATTCCAGTCTATCTCCTTCGAATTTCCTAGAGTTCCAGGTTCTCTAATATCGTCATACTTTATCAGTCTCACCTTAGTGGCAAGACTCATCATTTCAATTACTACTTTAGGGCTAAACCCTTTTGACATATAATGTAAATTTGACATTCTATAATTTATTTTGTCTTGGTCATACTCTCTTAGCTCTATTCCAGATTCATACTCTATGATCATTTTCATCATATCTATATTGCTCCAATTCGGAAACGATACTGATTTCGAATTTTTGAATGCATTGTTAAATCTTAAAGTTCTAAGATCTCTATTCTTGATATCATCCCGGATTTCTTTTTTTACAGTTTTTCTCTCTTTTTTCCTTCTTTCGAAATTTTTATTCAGATCATCTACGTAATAATAAAGTTTATTTATCACAGATTCTTTACTGGACTCCCTATGTAATACACTTATGAACTCTGAACTGTCGTACCATGATATAATTTCTGATAGTTGGGTATTTATATCCAATCCTATCAAATTTGAGAATGAAATAAAATTCAATATATCTGACCGATATATCAATCTATAATTCCCTACAAACTCTTTTCTTCTAGATGACTTCATTTTCTTGTTTATATTTTCATACATCACTGTATCCTTTTCTTTTGATATTATATTTCCCATGATAGCTCCTATTCTTATGATCTTACTTATTGTTTCATTGTCATTCATTTCCGCTTCCATACTGCCAATGTCATTCACCTCTAAATATATGCCCTTTTCTTCTCTTTCTAACAGCAAGGTACAGTCTGTACTTTTGTAAGGGATATTCCAGTAACATAATCTTCTAATACTTCCTACCTCTTCTTTGTTGTTTAAATAAAACTCCTCCATTTCATCGTATTTATTTAACTTTCTCCACATATACAAACCATCTTCTTGGTCTATTATATGTGATACTCTCTCCAATCGCTTAATTGACATATTTCTTCCAACAGTCCCTTTGTTCTCCACTATTACATTATTCACGTATTGGAATTCAGACTTATCTAGACTTCCTATCTTCTCTTCTTCGAACTTATTCTCCTTATTTAGCACGAAATACAATATAAACTTAACATTTGAAATGAGTGTGCTAACACTTCCTCTTTCAAATTCTAGCTCAAATTTTCTTTGCTCCCCTTTACCCCGTAATTTTACAGTTATATTTCCATTTTCAAAACTTGCGAGCCATATCTCTTGACCTTCGGTTACAAAATTTTGTATAACTGGTCCGAAAGTATCATAAAGATATAATTCCTTGTGCCTTAAAGCCCCATAAGCAGATTCAAAATCTGCTTTAGCAAGATACTTGTTTTCTTCTTTAACTTCGTATTTTCTCCCATTTTGCATGTATATAGTACATTCTAATCCTATTTCTCTAAATTCATTGGAAACAATGACCATTCTTCTCTCAGATCTTTCGTCCAATCTTACGTCATACTCGTCATTTAACTTTCTTTGCAAGAAGGCCTTCGATTCGTTTTCTATAACAAACTCACGAGAGAAATTCTTTATAAAATCATCCCTGTCGTTTCCTAATCCTTTGTATATTCCTCCTCTAATGGGATTGCTTAGTATATTACTTAGCCTTTCTATATTAGATTTTATGTACTCATTACTTAGTTTAAGTTCATCGTATATCCCTATTATTCCGGGTACATTGTCCTTCATAAACAATTCGTTTCTGTCATTTTTTCTTTTTTT